CGTGTTTGTTTGTGTGAGCAGAATTAACTGCGTTATGATGAATCTGGGAGAAGAGCTGAATACCTCAATGGAGGTGGACAGACCCAGAAGTAAGTGGAAAAATCTTCCGCAGTAGCGAAATAAATATCCATACTCGTCTTCGGGTTAATCTTTCCCATGAGGTGGGCTCTAAACCCACCAACATCCTTGGGGTTGGAAGTCCAATCTAATCTGCGGTGCGCAGTGAATCTCTTCCGTGTGTAATAAGGTATTTCCACCTCATTAACTGGATTCATAGAATTGAACGTTACATTCATTCCCATGGCGCCAGAGCCATTGTAAAGACGATGCAATGTGTCACGATTGGCGCGTGATACACTACCCGGAGTTGATATCGAAGTGATACCTCTGGAATAGGGTACAATGCCATTAAGGCGTGTGACATTTGTTACAAGTGTGTTGTTATTTTCCATGTCATCTGTTCTAGCGGCATGTATTTTGTATCTCATACCTCCTCTTATTCCTGCGTAGCACATAGCTACCCAGTGCCATAATGTCATGGCGCAATAGTTATAGGGAACATTAATTGATGTTGTATCTACAGCGTCAGGCACATAACCTGGCCAAAAGGGGTACATGGATTGTTCATATACTAGCCTCGCAAAATTATCTGTAGTTAGCATCGGTACTGTTCGAAAGTACGTATACCGCTTCAGTAATTGGCGGAAAGAAACGATGGATTCACCTGTATAGACCTTGTTGATCATATCATTATTAGTGGTTCCCAGGCCCAAAAGTTCCGATTGCTCATGGATTGGAGCACTCGGCTCTTCTGTATCCTCAGTATGAGGCTCGGTACCACCTTGTGGTACTAGAGTTTCGGATTGTAAACCTGGTTTCAACTTCGTGAAATAATCATCAGGGACGAAGACTTCAAAATCATCACCCATACTCACATAGACGTTGACAGTAATGTCACTATTTATAGCAGAGTTAGGGATAGACAATTTATTCACCACGTAGACTCCTATAACACCATTACCGGCTTCCTTAGAAGTATACGGAGTGGTACTATAAAGTTGCGTGAATGAATCTTCACCGGGCTTATGATGGTTAATGAGGGTTGTGGTCTGACCTACACCCACCTCGATAGTAAAATCTCGGGTTTCCGAAATATCTATCACGTTGGTATAGTTCGTATTGTACTCATTTGTAGCCAAGAACTTAGGATCATAAGCAATCTTAAGTCTTCCCCTATGAAAGGCGGACGCAACGATTTGAAATCGGAATTTCATGGTCCCAGTCCAATACCTAAAAGGTAATGCTGCGATACAAGATGGAGTTAAGTGATACTCTATAGGTTCAGTTCCAGTTTCTCCAAATTGACAAGGGTCAACGCGAGCATTCCATAGGAATGATTCGGGTGTCTTATCTACACCCCAAGTAAATTGGGTGAGATAAGCTTCCCGAGCAGCTATGCTTTTAATCGACATCTGATCAACACCGTCAAGCCCGGTAATCCGGGGATCTATAGACAATTCTTGTTTATTATCTACTGATAACTTGGCCGATGTATCATAAACATTGGTAAGAGCTAATGAACCCATAGGGCGGTTCACATAGTTGCGAGGTGTTGGGTCAACGGTAGGGCGTGAATAACCAAGTGCTTTGGCAACTCCAGCGACTGTATTAGCAGTCATCTGAGTGGCCATTGCGAATGGGGCAATTGATGGAATACTCGATAGATGTCCAGCCGCCTTAGCAATAGCTGTGGCAGGTCCGGAAATCTTTCCTTGAGCTTCATCAACTTCATCTCCTCCTTGTGGGGTGAGATTACCTCCTGGTTCCACACTGGTTAGAACGGATAGTTCAACGTCCTCTGCCCAAGCAAATACCGAAATGGTAACTTGATCAGTGGCTCCGTTGGCGTGTTGGAGATTATTCAATGAGCGTAATATAATTAAGCCCATATCGCTCCAGTCTTGGTTCACTATATCTAAATAGTTCTCATGCCAGAAGAATGGCAAGGTCATTTCACCTCCTTGTGATAAGGTGGGATCTAGAAAGATCTTTGGTAATTGAGTCAGATTTATGTTATCTTGCGAGATAATACGATTCTGAGTCATGATATCCTCCCACCATAATGGTTGATAGGCTGCATAAGCCCGACCATAGTGGAAGGAATTACCATTGATCACAAACTTCAACTTCAACTTACATCGTAAAAGAGCGAAATTTGCTATTCTATTAATCACTCTAGGATTGGTGAAGAAAAGGGTCCATGGATCAAAGAAATCATAGAGAGACAATGAAGTCCCCCACTCAGTTTCATAGATCTTGATAGGACGCTTAAAAAAGTGTTCCAAGTTAGTGTCGTGGGTGTCTTGTAGTGTACGGGTTGAATCAATATCACTGTTAATAACTAAAGTTGTGTCTCCGGGTTGATCCGAAAATCTTACATTTTGATATTTAGCGTGTGAATCTATCTCTCCGACAGTTATAGACGTTTGTTCAGCTATACCCCCTTGGGGAGCATAGTTCGAGAAATCCATCTCTAACCCTGATTGAGGACAGGGCTCATCCTTCGACAATGTGCTAATGCACGAATCATTGTTCAATTTGTCAGTGGTCCGTTTAAATATGGACGTAAGCACC